TGACATCTTCGGCTACCAAGAACGCTGGGCTGAATATAGATACAAGCCCTCAAAAATTACGGGTAAATTCCGTTCAAATGACGCGCAGAGCCTTGATGCATGGCATCTATCCCAAGAATTCGCAAGTCTTCCGACTCTTGGCTCTGACTTTATCGAAGAAAATCCTCCTCTTGATCGTGTGGTTGCAGTACCCTCTGAACCTCACTTCATCTTCGATTCATATATGAGAATGAAATCTGCGCGCCCTATGCCTACTTACTCTGTACCTGGACTGGATAAACTATAATGGGATTAGGTGCATTCCTATCCTCTGCCGGTGGAGGTTCTCTCCTCGGCGGTATAGCGACCGGACTACTTGGCCGGAGTTCTGCGAAGCAAACTAATGAACAAACTGAACGATTATCTTCAACTGCTCATCAACGTGCTACAAAAGACCTCCGCCTTGCGGGTCTTAATCCTATCCTATCTGCTACTGGTGGTATGGGTTCTGGTGCTTCAACACCCCAACTAAAAGATCCTGGCGAAGCCATGGTAAAAGGTGTTGGTACTGGTGCTTCCTCTGCTTTACAAGCTAAACGCTTAACACAAGAAATTAAAAATCTTGAAGCTCAAGAATGGAACACAAAAGCTCAACAATTTAAAACTAATCAAGAGTCTATACTTTTGGGCTATCAAATGCCAGAAGGTAAGGCTTCTGCTGATTTGTGGAAAAACTTAATGCAAGAAGAAGGTTCTTCTGCTAAAGCTATTCAAATGCTTAGATCTCTAATGAAAAAATAAGGAAATAACTATGAAAAATAAAACTTTAATTCGCTCTGCTTATGGCGAAAAACAAAAAGTAACAATAACTACCCTAGACGCTCGAACTGAGCAATGTCATAGGGATGAATGCGATATTAACAAAATAATCGCTAAATACGACCGTACGGGCGTCTTAAACCATGTAAATGACTTCGAGGCTCGCTACGAAGATCTCACTGGTCTGGATTATCAAACAATGCTAAATACTGTTGCGAATGCTAACTCTATGTTCGAAGGCTTGCCAAGTGAAATCCGTAATCAATTCGATAATGAACCTCAAAAATTCATCTCCTTTATGGATGATGAAAATAACAATAATGCTATGTATGAAATGGGCTTAAAACAACGTCCTATTTCTGAATATATTGGGAGCGAAAGCGACCCCGCGAACGTAGTGAGTGAACAGCCACAAAGTGGCGAAAATGCGCCGCAGGCAAAAGAGGCTTCAAAAACCTCTAAAACCTAATAAAACAACGGGCTGGAGACAGGCCGGCACAGTTACTCACTTGATGTAACTGTGCGGACTGACACCTCTACATGGTGGATGTCCTAAAAAAACACTAAAAATAAATCAAAAAATAATATGCCAATAATCTTAAAAACTGCTCTTAGATATCTTCTAAAATCACTATTAATTCCTTGGCTAATTAAAAACCTTGATAAATGGACAACTGTCCTAAATAAAAAAATAATTAAACTCTTGGAGAATACAAATGTTTAAACGTAAAAAACTTAACTATAAAAAATCTAAAAAAAGCTTTACTAAAACTGCCTCATCAGTACATAAAAAAAACGGTCGCGGAAAACCTATGCGCGGCGGTATCCGACTTTAATATAAATAATGCCTTGCTATCACCCGATGCAAGGATATAGGAGTCGAGCTGATGGAAAAACTATTGTCTTCAACCCCACTCACGGATGGGTTGATCGCCCTCTTACTATTCCTTGTGGCCAATGTGTTGGATGTCGTCTAGAACGATCACGCCAATGGGCTGTGCGCTGTGTACATGAAGCTTCGTTACACGAAGACAACTGCTTCATAACACTAACTTACAATAACGAGAGTCTGCCGGAGGACGGATCTCTCAATAAAAAACATTTCCAAGACTTTATGAAACGTCTTAGGAAAAAATATAAAAATAAAAAAATACGGTACTATCATTGCGGAGAATACGGAGATAAAAATTTCCGTCCTCACTATCACGCAATAATCTTCGGTCTTCAATTTGATGACCAAAAACTATTTACCGTAAATAATGGGGAAAAATTATATACCTCTGAAAAACTCGAAAAACTCTGGCCGTTTGGTTTCTCAACAATCGGAACAGTAACATTCGAATCTGC